CGCCAATCAGTTCAGTGTTGGCGCATGGATTGAGAACTCATCCCATGACGGCAGCAAGGCGCTGGTAGACCTTTATATTAATAAGGTGGTGGCTGAGCGCTCTGATAAAGGCAAAGAATTGCTGTCGCGTATTGATGGTCTCAAGGCCAACAGCGCCGATGCCGAACCTGTTCAGGTGTCTACCGGCCTGTTACTCAACCGTGAGCAGGCATCAGGAACTTCCAAGGGTAAAAAATATTCCTGGATTGCCCGAAATATGGAGTGGGATCACCTCGCCATTCTTCCGCCTGGTATTCCCGGCGCTGGCGGCCCTGCTGATGGTGTCGGTATCTTTGCTGCTAACGGCGAAGACATTGAGCGTGTTGTAGTTAACCTTGAGGAATCGGCAATGACCGACGAAAGTGCAAACAAAATCAAGTGGTGGCAGCGCGCCATCAATCGCCTGACTGGCAACCAGCTGTCATTCACCGATATTACGGAGCAGCTTCGCAATATCATCAAGGCAGAGACTCAGGCTGATGTATGGCCCTATATCGTCGCTGTTTATGATAATTACTTCGGAGTTGAGATTGACGGCACCATTTATATGCAGTCCTACATCGTCCGCGAGGATATGGTAGAATTAGTCGGTGAACGGGTTAAGGCTGTTTATAAGACAGAGCTTGAACCGGTAAAAACAACTCAAGGGGAAATCTCAATGACTAACGAGGAATTACAGGCTGTATTAGCCGATGCCCTCAAACCGGTTCAGGAATCGTTGACCGCAGTCAACCAGAAACTGGCCGATGTGGAGGCGCAAAACAAAACCCTGCGCGACCAGCTGCAAGCCAATGCCGCACAGGAAGAAACCGCAATGCGCGCCGCCATTATGGCTGAGCTGAAGTTGCCGGAATCTGCTGTTAATGCGCTGACTGGCGAAGCACTTCGTGAAACCTATGCGCTCACCAGTAAAGCGGCTCCGATTTCCGGCGGGTTCCAGCCGAACCGTGCCGAAGAAGATTTTGATATGGAGGCACCTGAATAATGGCTACTATCCGTTATGGCACCATCATCGGCGGCCCGGCCCGCAAAAATGACCCGCAGTTGCGCGAAGGTCTGATGAACGTCGCTCTGCAACCGGGCGCGCTGGTAACTTTTAACGATGCCGACAAAATCATCGCGCACGATACCGATGGCGGTCATGGTTTCCCTTACGTACTTCAGCATAACTACCTCGGTGGTGGTGATGCATCTGAAGATGTTCCCGCTGGCGCTACTGGCATGGCTGTGCAGTGTGAATTTGGCGTCACCTATCACGCACTGGTTGCTAAATCTTCCGAACTGAAGAAAGGCACTCCGCTGGCAAGCGATGGCGCAGGGGCGCTGAAAGTTGCCGCTAATAAGGATAATATCCTGTTCTATTCCTGTGAAACTTACACCGTTGCCTCTGATGGCGCTGAACTCGTTGCAGTTCGTCGTGCTGGCAATGCTGCAATGCCTGCGGCGTAAGGAGCCGAACAATGGAAAAGATTATTTTTACCAAAGACTTGGTAGCCAACTCCGCAGTGGTGGCTGACCAGTGGAAACATCTCACCATCGACCGTAAAGTGTTCTGCAATGCAGAAGCTGAACTGGCGAAAACCTACGGTGTTAACGCCACCGCACTGGTAACGAAAGATTACTGGCGCGACGTGGATAACGTCACCACCCGCGTTTTCCGCAACGAAGCTGGTCAGGATATGATGGCTGACCTGATGGGTATCGCGGCAAACATCAACATCGGTAAGACCGTGGCAATTAGTCGCATTGCTTCCGATGCTGGTAAGGTCGTCCGCACCCTGTCTGGTCAGGAACCGGAAGATTTGGATAAAACTCGCTACGATTACACTGGCGATGTGATTCCAATCTTTAAGACTGGATACAGCCGCGAATGGCGCGAACTGCTGGGTATGCAATCTGAAGGTTTTGACCCGCTGCTGGATGACCAGGCTAACGTCACCTTCAACCTGCGTTCCGACATGGCGCAGTACCTGCTGACCGGCGACCAGACTCTGAACGTGAACGGCGTGTACACTGGTTACGGTATCACCAACCACCCGAACACCATTCAGGTTAACCTGAGCACCGATTCCCCCGGCCTGAATATCGACCTGCAAACCGCAACGCCAGATAAAATCGTGACCTTCTTCAATCAGGATTTCCAGGCTATTCTGGATGCGCAGAACGTATTTGAGCAGGTGACTCTGTGGGTTTCCCCGGCGGTGCGCCGCAGCTTCATGCGTCCGTATTCTGATGCGGCCGGTTTCAAAGGCGGCACTGTTGAGCAGTACATCACGCAGTTCGGCAATGGTCGCATCGGCAAGATTGGCACCAACTTCCTGCTGACTGGTAACCATTTCGTGGGCTACGTTCGTAACGACATGTACATCCGTCCGCGCGTTGCTCAGCCTGTTTCCACCTATGCGGCAGCCCGTGACAATCCGCACGATAACTTTAACTTTATGGTGTGGTCAGCTTTCGGTTTGCAAATCCGTAAGGATTTCAATGGTCGAAGCAAAGTTTTCAACGGCTACGGCACGCAAACTCCGCGGTAATAAAAAAGGGGCGAAAGCCCCTTTATAACCATTAGAGGCCACCATGAGCAATAAAGACATCGAGCAGGAAATCCAAGACAAAGGATTAACAGCGCCACGCATCACTCCACAGCACATTCAGTCACTCATTGCTGGTGAGTATTATTTTACGGCGGCAGACGGCGTACAGCATTCGATGCACAAGCAGGATGAGCTAACCAGTCTCGTTGGTCCACATAGAGAAATTGAATTCCTTACCTTTTGTGTCTTGGTATTGAAAAATGGATTCACAGTCACAGGTGAAAGCGCCTGCGCTAGCCCTGAAAATTTCGATGCTGAAATTGGTCGCAAGATTGCGCGCGAAAATGCGGTTAACAAAATTTGGATGCTGGAAGGATACCTACTTAAACAGCGTCTTTCGGAGGTAAATAATGGCTAAATACGAAGTGATCGCACGAGGAATCTTTGTAAAAGAGAAAGGCAAGATTCGTGAATTGCAGCTTGGCGAGGTGATTACCGAACCAGACGAGCATCTGCTACCAAAACTGCGCATCATGCCAGAGCTGGAAAAGTCTTTTGAAGTCGCAACACCACAAGAAAAGACGACAAAGAAAAAGAAAGCAGAGTAAACTATAACCCGCAAATGTGCGGGTTTTTTATTGGGGTTTCTATGGACGCAAGATGCGACAAATTTACCGCGCGAAAGATGATGATGCTTATCTTCCGTGATAAAAGAAAAGCCCCGGAAGGGGCTTATTTTAACATGCAGATGCGGTCCAGTAATCGCCATAATCATTTACGTAATACTTGGTTAAACCAACCCATCCGCCACGCCTACACATTGCTTTAAACCTTTTCATGACCTGACTTTTTGTCAGGGTTATTACGTTGCCGTTTCCATCTCTCACAAAATCACCGCCAGATTTGTATGGTTTCTTTTCCATCAATCAATCCTCATCGGCATAACAATAACTTTGACATTCTCGCCAGTAGGCGCACTGACGTTTGCGACGGCGGCGTTGATGTTGCCGTTCAGTTCAAAGCGCACGCTTTTATATTTAGGGTTAAACAGCTTCGCCAGCTTCTCTACGTCTGCCAGATATTTGGCGTTGAAGCCGATTTGCTCTGTTGCCGCTGTCTGCTTTGGGATGGCACTATCAATGTCAGGGAATCGGCCATTAATCTCAGAGCAGATACCTGCGCCTACCATGATTTCATGCTCGTCATGGTAAGTAACAATACCTGTTTTGGTGTCCAGTAGAGCATACGCATAACGCTTAGTTGGCGACTTGCTGACAGAAACGATAACGTTATCTTTCAATTTATTTTCATGCTTACTGGCAATCATGGCGCGATGACCGTCAGTAGCGGCAACTCGACCATCAGGCATAAAGCAAATGCCATTCAGGTAATAGCGAACATCCTGTTTGGCCTGGAACATCAACGCGCCTTCAAGAAGTAACTTGCTGATTTTTAATTTCATCACTTCACCTTTATCATGTGTTGCTTTGCAACCTTCAGGCATTCATCGAAAATCTTGCCTTTCTTTTCACTCTGGTTGCGCATGTAGTGGGTAATTGCAGCCTCTATGGCCGCGTTGTCGATGCCTGGCAGTTTTTCGCGCAGGTTTTTCTCTATGAATTGTTCGGGGTTCATTATTTAACCTTTTTAGAATCATGATCGCAGCCAATCATTTGATGAAAAACCCACGGAGCAAATCGACCAAGACCTATTCCAGTGCGCTCGCTTATGCTCCATACAGCAGCCCACAGCATGCGCCAGATGTTAATCATCACAACTTCTCCAGAATAGCCAGAACTTCACTTAACTCAGCGGAAGGAAGGCGCAAAAATTCTTCTGTTTCCTGTGCCACGTGGCCCTCAGCGACAACCATGTGATCTGCTTCTTTCAGCAACTGAATCAGGCGGTCAATCGGTTTAACTTTTTTTGCCTTGAGCGTTTTCGCCGTCACCTTATCCTTGCCCTGCGCTTTCGCTTCCTCAACGGCAGCATCAATAACGTTAACGGCATCATCTCCATGCTCGCGCGCCACTGCAACAGCGTTGGCATAGCTGATTTGGCCTGCGTTGATACGTTGCTTGATGGCATCAGGTACGTCACCAAGTGACAGGTGCATCTGCACATCAGAAACTGAGCGACCGACCTTCCTGGCGATTTCTTCATTCGTCCACCCGAACCCTTTCAGGCGCACATACGCCTTTGCACGCTCAAGCGGGTCGAGTTGCTTACCCTGACTGGATGACACCATGAAGGCGATTTTATCCGCTTCATCGCCGGTGAAGTCTTTGCACTCAATGCGCGCAATTGGTACGCCGCGCTCAATAGCTCGCAGCGCGCCAAGATAACGATGCTGGCCGTCAAGAATCTTAATGCGCTTTCCGGCAGCATCAGGAATAACAGTTAACGCCGGGATTGGCTGTCCTGATTCCCAGCACTGCGCGAAGTATTCAACGTGCTGCTCATCGGCTTCGCGGATGTTGTACCCCGGCTCAAGATAAAGCTGGTCGACAGGAACCTGATAACCTTTGTTGACCACGATTCCGCCGCGAGTTTCTTTGTCTGAGTAAATTTTTCCGAGAGATGTCATCTTTTCCTCACTTTGATAAACAGATTGCGCTGGCAATGGCGAATCCGATAACGATTAATGCCAGCTTTATTTTGAACTTATCCCACGCTTTCAGGTCTTCTTTGCGGATTTCGTGGCGGATCATTGTGATTCTCCGATGGCTTTAGCAATTGCGGCATAAGCCTTGCTCAAAGCAGTGGCATTCCTTTTTGTTGGCGTAGTGAAGACTACAAGCATCTCCAGAGCCTCCAGCAATTCCGGTGCTGCGGCCATCATTCGTTGGTTGGCAATTTGAACCTCAACTTCAGGGTCAAACTCAACCCAGCCGACAGGAATAATCATTCCATAAGACTGGTCGTCCTCTGTTGATTTTGGCCCTATTGCCCTGCCGTTATCTATAAACCACGGCCCCGGCGTACCTTTAAATTCTTTCATCTTCATCACCTATAAAATTTATTGTTGTTTCTACGTCATCACTATAGCGGCACCCTCAATCTACGTCAACACTTTATGATAAAATTAAACCAACAACACTCAACCCGCGCTGTTCCGTCCTGAAAAACGTAAGGCGGCGAAATTGGATATAGCAATCGGCGTTATCGTCATGGCGCTTTCGCTGGTTCAGGTGTACAGATGCTGGAAGTTCATCATTCGGAGAATAATTAATGAGAGACGCGCTTCAGCACGCCGCAAACCAGATAATTAGTGGCACTGTCGGCCAGGTAATCGACAAAGCCGGTTATACATCCATCGGTACAGGTCTTGGCCTGAAGGTGGCAGAGCGCACGCCGGTCGCACAATCATACATTGCCTCAATGATTCCCCATTCGATTACTGAGTGGGCGGCGGTAGCCTCTATCCTTGGCGCACTGTCACTGGTGGCAAAAAACCTTTTTGAGATGTGGTGGAAAATTCGGGAGAGCAAAAAGAATGGCAGCACCGACAGCAAGTGAACTCGTCGCCGCCATGGCGTCAAGAGGCGTAACTATCACCACGGCAGACGCAACGGGCATCCTGTGTCTGGTGGCAAGCATCACAGAGTGCCTTGAGCTTAATTACCCCGAGGACACATGCAGGCAAGATGCAATTCTGCTATGGGCATCTATCCTGATCGCCTCAAACACCGCCGGGAGATACATCACCAGCCACCGTTCGCCATCTGGTGCCTCGCAGTCATTTGGCTATGGCAGTAAGCCGTGGATGGCCCTTTACAATCAGATGAAACTACTCGACACGGCAGACTGCACAGGCGACCTTGTGGAAGAGCCTGATGGAAGTGCAAAGCCATGGTTTCGGGTTGTCACCGGGAGTAAATGCAGATGAAAACGTCAACATTAACTGTAAATATCGCAATCCGTAAATGGTGCATGCCGTTGCTGGTTATTCTGGTATTGCTGCGCCTTCCTGTTCCGCGCTGGGTTTATACTCTTGAGGCCGCGCCATGTCAGCAATAGCGAGATGGAGCTATACGCAGCCATGCACAATCTGGCGGCTTACTGGCAAGGATAAGTATGGCAAGCCAACATTCGCCGCGCCAGAATCCATCATGTGTGATTATGGCTTCGATAAGAATCTGACCACCGGCACAGTTGGCAATGAGATTGCACAGAAAAACACATTCTGGACGGAATACCAGGATGCGTCTGTTGGCGACTTCATCATGCTTGGCGCCATTACCAGTGCTGACCCTTTGGCTGCCGGAGCTGACCAGATTAGAAACGTCGTGAATTACGGCAATACGCTGGACCGCAATGACCTGCCTGATTTTGCGCTAGTAACGGGGTAATGTATGGCCGCCAAAATGCGAGGTATCCAGCAGGCGATTAAGCGCACCCAGCAGATAGTCGGTGAGATTACTGGTGAGAAGGCGGTATCAGCAATAAAAGCCGCCAACTACATCATCAGGACTGAATCGGCCTCCATGACGCCAGTAGCCACGTCAACGCTGATAAATAGCCAGTATGACACCGTTGAGGTTAATGGCACTCGCATAACTGGCAAGATTGGGTATTCCGCTAATTACGCCCTGTATGTCCATAATGCACCAGGTAAACTGCTTGGCACGAATACGCCGCGCACAGGGCGGCTCAAAGGAAAGGGCAACGTATGGGATAAGAGCGGCGAGCCCAAATTCCTTCTCAAGGCTGGCGAAAACACACGTGAACTTGTCGATCAGGTAATTAAAAAAGAGATGACGCTAAAATGAGAGATATGCTTGAGCTTGTTGACCAGTACCTTAGCGATGCCGGTCTTTATGATGGGTGGACTTCTCAGCTTGAGTTCTGGAACGATACCGAAGTTGGCACAGATCGGTTTATGGTGCTGCAATCCAATGGCGGTACGAACGTAAGCAAAGACCTCAGCAATGATTATTATTTTTCGCTCTATGTTGTCGGCCAGCAGGGTCAGTACAACATCGAGGAAACAAAAGCAAAAGCGCTTGATGTCATCGCATACATCAAAGAGCATCCCGTTGATAGTTGTATTGGCATGATTCAGTTGCAGGCGCCGCTTGGTCGCCCTACGCTTACAACAGAGAAAAGGCCTGTTTATGAGTTGTTGCTGAGGGTTGTTTTTGGTGAATAAAAAAGGCCGCTGATGCGGCCCATTGTTTTTACTTAGGAAGAACTTTTTGCGCCTGTTCTTCCTTGATGAATCCCGCCTCAACCATCTTGTTGAGGTCTTCCTTGATTGCTTTGAGAATGTTTGACATTTTCACCTCTTTTTAATGTTGGTTCCCGCGACAGGATTCGAACCTGTAATCATCCGATTATGAGTCGGGTGCTTTAACCAGTTAAGCTAAACGGGAATTTGGTGCACCATACTGGATTCGAACCAGTTACCGATTGCTTAGAAGGCAATTGCTCTATCCTGATGAGCTAATGGTGCGTTGTGTTGTGTTGCGGTGGCTGAAGTCGCGTTGTTGCCGTCCCCATATAACCCGGCTCAAGGGTTTTGATGTCCCCGATTCATCAGTACTGTCATCTTGCACTTCACCACAACGGAAAGAGCACTTCCGCATTCGTCGTCTGGTACGGTGCGGAGCTTTGTTAATCCAGTCAATGCTCTTACCTGTTGTGTGCCCTGATTTATTAATCACATCTCAGGGCCGCAATGCGCCGAATTCATTGACAAGGAGTCGGAAGACCTTGCTGGTGTTTAGCCGCTAGGCTACTGCCAGATACATTTCTTCGTTTGCATTTATCTTTGTGGTCAGTTTCTAAAAAAGCGCAAAGTCGCTTACGAAAACTATCTGCCATTTAATCTACACTACCAACAAAACCTGTCAACATGATATAATGCGATTGTTTAGCTAAACACAGAGGATTCTAAACATGGCTATTTGTGCAAATGATAACGGCATCATCACAGGTCGCCAGTCGCTCATTGAGCTGGCTGATGGCTGCTGGGATGCTGTGCCAGCAGAGGAAGACTGGAAGTTTTTTGCTCCCATGACCTCAAAAGGCGTCGACTTCAGCCCAAGCACCACTACCTCAGAGGCTGATGATGGCGATGGCTTTGTTGCTACGCTGGTCACTACCGCAGACCTCACCATTTCTGGTGATTTTGAAGTTCGCAAGGCTGACAAGGCTGATGAGTATGGCGTGCACAACCTCATCAAATACTTTGTCACCGAAGTAAAAGCGCGTCGCCAGCCGTCACTGTGGGTTCGTCAGGCAACCGGAAATACCGTTGTCGTGGCCTACTGCAACATCACCGCGCTAAGCTATGATGGCGGCACCAACGACATCATTACCGGCTCAGTTGAATTCAAGCCTTATGATGGCTCTACCGTTGACGTGTCCAGCATCGAAGCTTTGACGCTGACTACTGATATCAGCGAAACCAAAAGCGTTGCTACTGGCGGCACTCTGACGCTCGGTCCGGTGGTTGCGGCTGGCGGTGTCGAGCCTTATACCTACCAATGGTATAAAGGAACTTCGCCGATCAGCAGTGCTACTACCGACACGTTCACCAAGGCCGCTGCCGCCGCAGGTGATGCTGGTACGTACTTCTGCCGCGTGATGGATTCGGCAACCAGTCCTGATTACGTTGACTCCACCAAGTGTGTTGTTACCGTTACGGCGTCATAAAGAAAACCCCCGAAAGGGGGTTTATTTTTTCAGCAATGAAGATGCGCGGATTATTTAAAATGGTACCGGCATCAGTATCATCAATGGTCATCACCATCCTCGCTTATTGCGGCATCCAGCTGGCGGCGCAGCATACACAGCGCGCCATGCGGCATAAACTGATTAGCCATGCCATCGAATATCTGGCGGTTTAATTTATTATCAATGCGCGGCCTGATTGCTGACCAGCACGCGCGGATTGATTTGTTAACCTGACGACCTTCAATCATAGCCAGTTTTGCAGCCAACTCTACAGTCACAAGGGCATCTAAATATTGCTCGCATGCGTATCGGCTCTCGTCGCCAACTGACGCGCCATCATCTGAACCTGCAGATTCAACACTCATCACGCCTTCCTCGTCTTGTTCTTGATGCCCCACAAAATCAGATTGGCGATAAACTCAGCACGTCGCAGGTGAATTGCTATCGCGTAGTTTATGTCGATGCGCTGGCCTGCATATGCAGATATGACATCTTCGTCGTCTTTGTTTACTGGCATTTTTAATCCTCCACCACTACGCCAATCTTAGCCAGCAACAAAATCGCCTTTACGCGGGCCTCATCATAGGTAAACCCGCAATCAACGTACAGGTCGATGTAAAATCTCAAATCAGCATCAGTCTCGTTCATATGTCAAACCCTCAATCACCTTATGCTTTCAATCTACGTCAGTTTTGCTCCCCCTGTCAATGGTATAATTACGTCATTGTGAAAACAGGATTTAGACATGAGACAACGCACACCGCTAACAGAAATCGGAGAGATGCGCATCTCCCTGGCTGACAAGTCTTTTTTCTTCAAACCATCATTTGCGGCGATGAATGGGCTTGGCTCACCGAAAGAAATTGTCGAGCTGTACGCTACGCTTAATGGATATGAATACGCAGCCATACTCGGCGCCATTCAGTCAATGCCGTATGGCTCGCAGATTCAGGTGGCAAAAATCCTGTCACGTCCTGCCTATGGTAAGAAAGTGCTCAGCGCCGCCTGCCTCATCATGCAGTCCTGTTGTGATGATGATATCTCGGTGCTCATTGGGTCATGGAAGCCGACTCCGCGCGGTGTGAAGTACGTCACCGGAAGAATGCCAGTAAATGACATTATTATTATTGCTCGCAACCTGATGGAGCATGGCATCATCGGCAAGTCTCCACTCAAGGTTCCTCAGCGCTCGGAAAACCAAAAGCGCACAACAAGTGAGTTGAGAATGTCGGATTACATCATCTCAGCTCGCACCCATTTCGGAATCACCCGTGAGGAAGCTGAAGACCTGACCATGACCGAGTATCAGCAGATGATAAAATCAAAATACCCGGAACCGGAAGGCATGACGCGCGAGCAGTATGATGCGTCTTATGAGCGGGCCAAGCTGAATAAACAGAAACTGAAAGAGAAAGCCGCCAGAAAGGCCGCTAAAAGCAAAGGAGCAAAATAATGGCAGAAACAGTTGGCGGCATTATCTATGAGGTTGGCATTGACACATCTCAGTTAGCAGCTGGTAGTCGTGAATTGCAGTCAATGCTAAATGGACTTAGCGGGAACATGGGGCGACTTGAGGCCAGTGTAAACAGGACAGAGCGCTCTATTGGATCGATGGAACGAACAATGTCCAGCCTTTCTGGCGTTGCCAAGGGATTGTTCGCGGCGCTTTCTGTGCAACAGGTTGCGAGTTACGCCGATGCCTGGACTGAACTAAATAACAAGGTAGCTAACTCGGTTCGTACTGGAGAGACGCAGACCGAAGTTATGCAGCGGATCTTTGATGTTTCACAAGCAACCCAGTCATCCCTGAACGGCACGGCGACTCTTTACGCCAGACTTGAGCGAGGAACCAGGGCGTACAACACCAGCGCTGAAGATTTAGTCCGCCTGACCACTATTATCAACCAGGGGTTTGCAGTATCCGGTGCAACAGCTCAGGAAGCTGAGAACGCAATCATTCAGCTATCACAGGGTATCGCTTCCGGCGTTCTGCGCGGCGAGGAGTTTAACTCAGTGTCAGAGCAAGGCAGCCGCCTCATGGTAGCTCTGGCTGATTCGATGGGTGTTTCTATCGGTCAGTTGAGGGCTATGGCCGCTCAGGGGCAGCTAACAACAGACGTTGTAGTTAAGGGGCTTCTATCACAAGGGGATGCAATCGGCAAAGAATTTGCCAACACCACCGTCTCAATCGCCAAGGGATTGCAGGTAGCCGGTAACAACGTAACGAAGTTCTTTGGCGAAAACTCGACGGTTAAATCATTTGCAGCAGGGTTCCGAGACTCTGTCATCACAATAAGTGAGAACCTTGAGACGCTGAGCGGCGCCCTTATCATTGTAGCTGGCATAATGGGAAGTCGGTATGTTGGCGCGCTGGCAATGTCCACTGCCGCGAAAATATCAGATATAGCGGCATCAAGACAGCAATTAATAGCTGAGAATCAGCAGGCACAATCAGCGCTTGTGGCTGCAAATTCCGCGCGGAGGAAGGCGCTGGCTGATAAAGAGGCGGCGCTATCATCTCTGGCGCTTGCTCAGGCTGAATATAACATAGCAAAAGGCAGCGCAGCCGAGATGCTGGCGCTTGATGCTCTGGTTGCGGCAAAATCAAGAGCGAGCGCCGCGTCACTATCCCTTGCTCAGGCTGAAAACGCACAGGCTGCCGCATCAGCGAGAGCAGCATCAGCGGCAAGGGCCGCATCGGTAGGGATTGGACTTGCCAGAGGTGCGCTTTCATTGATAGGCGGCCCAGCTGGCGCGGCAATGTTAGCGGCGGGGGCAATATTTTACTTCTGGCAGAAAGCACAGCAAGCCAGAGAAGAAGCAATCCGCTTTGCCGATAGCCTGGATAAAGTTAACGCCTCAATGAAGGCGATGAACAATACCCAACTCAGGGGGGTGATAGCTGACGCCAATATTTCAATTTCGGCGCAAAAGGATGCTGTGAGAAATCTGCAAAGTGAAGTTGATGCACTTCGTGAGAGGTATCTTAGCTTCACTCCTGCCGCGCAAGAGGTGGCTGAGTCACTTGGTCAAGGGTCGCAATTTGCTTCTGAACAGGAAAGGGTGTTCAATGAATTAAATAAAAAATCAAGAGATTTAGCTGACGCTCAGGAAAAACTAGCAAGAACTCAGGAAACGGCAGCCGAAGCAAGCAGGACCCTTACAAACAACATGCTCACGTCCATGGGTGTGCATGATGGTCTGATTGAGAAAGGTTCGACCCTTGAGAGAGTGCAGGGCGCGGTGGCAAGAGCATTCGGATTGACCGCCAATGAAATAAACCGAGCAAATCAGGCAGGACAAAACTTCAACCCCAAATCCTTGCAGGTATCAGCCCCAACAAAAGAAGCAGATAAGATGATTCTCAGCCTTGAGGAGCAGAATCAGCTTTTAAGAATACAGGATGAAAGACAGAGGGCGGTAACAAAAGCACGACTGGAGGCTCAAAAGGTAACTGATAACCCCAATCAGATAGCCAGGGCTGCTGAACTTGCAGGGCAGATATATGATTTAAATGAGGCCGAGAAAGCAAGGGGTAAAGCGCAAAATGATGCGCAATCAGCGGCGCAAAAAGCAGCCACAGAGCAGGAGAATATCGCCAATAAACTTGAGGAACTCCGCCAGAAGTCACTGCTTACCGCTGAAAGTACAAGAGAACTTAGCCGTGAACAGTCAATACTGGCTGCCCAGCAATCCCTTGGCAAGGGAGCCACTCAGGAGCAAATTAACCTTGCCGGGCAATATGCGGCTAAGGAATGGGATAATGCCAACGCGATAAAGGCTCAGGCGGAGGCAGAGAAACAAAGGGTCGAAGCTGTCAAGGGATTCTCTGCATTAAAATCGCAGACATCCCCAATGTTTGCCGTTGAAACAAATTACCAGAAGGATTTAGCAGCGCTCAATGCTTACGCAGTAGCCTACCCGCAAAAGATAGCAGAGGTTGAGCAGGCCAGAGCAGCTATTGAGGAGCAATACCGCCAGCAGCGCCTTGATGCCATGTGGCAGGAATGGAGCCAGCAGAATGCGGCTACGCAAGCGGCTGCTGCTGCATTTGATGCTTTTGGGCAAACCGCAAGCAACGCCTTAACTGGTGTTCTGACTGGATCAATGTCTGTTAGCGAGGCGCTACAGTCAATCGGCAGCACTGTGTTGAACGCTGTGATTAACTCATTCGTTCAGATGGGCGTAGAGTGGCTTAAATCGGTGATTATGGGTCAGGTTGGGATGACCGCAGCCTCAGCGATGGCAGCGACTCAGGCCCAGCTAATCGCAGCGGCTATGGCCCCGGCAGCGGCAATGACCTCACTTGCCACGGCTGGCGCTAACGCAATCCCCGCGCAGGCTGGCATTGTTTCTACCGTTGGTGTGGCTAAAGCAATGTCTGTTGCTGGAGCATTAAAGAATGGTGGCCCTGCGCAGGCTGGCTCAATGTATCAGGTCGGCGAGAATAACCTCCCTGAAATCTTCCAGGCCAGCAATGGCAATCAGTACATGATACCCGGGGACAACGGAAAGGTTATCAGCAATAAAGACCTTGCCGGAGGCGGTAGTGGTATTGTGATTTATAATAGCGTCACAAACTACAGCAGCGGAGCAACAACCTCATCAACCGCAAGAGATAATGGCGATGGGTCTGTTACAATTGAGACGATTGTGGCAGATATCGAGGCTGGCGGGCCGATATCAAATGCTATTACCAGTCACACCACTGCAACCAGAAGGGCAACAGAATAATGGCTATAGCTTATCCATCATGGCTACCTCTTGCGCAGCGGGCTAGCAAGAACATGACGACTCAAACCCCATTCCGCAGCGATCAGCCTGCGGTTGGGGCGCCAATATTTCAAAAGTTAACGACCGACGTTGCGGTAACATGGAGCCTTACGTGGGTCTTTACGCTCAGGCAGGAACGGGCATTTATGCAGTGGTTGAGAAGCCCAAACTATCTCAACAAGTGCAATGAATGGTTCACGATGGATATCGATCTTGGCGGCAGCGGATTACAGAATCAGACTTTACACTTTACTGATTACCCCGTACAGACAAGCATCAATGGAGGCATCGTCACATGGACTGGAAATGTCATCTGTAAAACTCTCAATAACTCCATGGATGAGTTTGATGATGTACTTGTTGAGCTTGATGAGCGCTGGTTTTCATGTATCGATGAAGTCGTTAACAGGGATTTACCGGAGTATCCATAATGCCAACATTGCGTGAATACCAGTCAAAAAGGCCAAACTGGAAGCTGTATGACACCATAACCTTTTATCATTCTTCATTTGGTTACGTCCGGCTAGTTGGCAATGAGTTTTCTGATATTGTACTTGGCGGTCAGACTTACCAGCCAGTGCGTATGGATGTAACCAGGAGCCAGCAATCGAACACGCCGGTAATCAACGCCACGCTGAAGTTTGCGCGACTGGCTAATGACGTTAAGCAATATTTAAAGTTATGGTCAGGCTCTGGACGTATTGAGCCTATCACTGCGCTATATCAACGATTTGATGAGACTGACAAAAACACACCATTAAAACCATATACGCTTTATGTAAATGATGTGACGCTTGATCAGTCTGATGTAACCGTCTCCATCTCCATAAAAAACCCAATCAATGGTAACGTGGCAAAACTTTATGACATCACAGAATTCCCCGGACTGCGTACCGTTTGACGATTTTGAGCGGCTGATGCTTGGCAAGCCATATGTCGACAGATGCTGTCACGTTGATGCAGTGGACTGCTGGGGTCTGGTGGTGCTGTTCTATCGCCTTTGCATGAATGTCAATGTTCATCACGATGATTCATATTCGAATGGTGGCGATTTTGTCACTTGCTTCAATGGGGAAGTATCATTCTGGAAAGACACCGAACAGCCAAAAGTTGGCGATGTGGTGGTTGCCTATCGCGGGAGTCATCCGGTACATGTCGCGCTGTGGTGGGGTCGTGATAAAATACTGCATGCGCGAGAGAAAACGGCAGTCAAGACAGACCGCCTTAAAACACTCGAAAAATTATCAACAAAATTAAGGTTCCTGACTTATGCCGGTTATTCACATTCAGAAGATGCCAGGAGTTCCAAAAGAGACGGGTAATGTTCCTGCTGGCACTAATCTGTGGAGATGGCTGGAGAATTCCGGCCTTCCATCTGACATCAGGATTGCGCTGAATGGCCGCATTTTTGGACCTGATGATGAATTATCGATATCGTTAAAGCAAAACGATATTGTTAACATTTACTGTCAGCCTCGCGGCGCCATTGGCGACCTTATCAGCACGATACTCAAGCCTGTAACTAAGGTTCTTTCTTTTCTGCTGCCAAAAGCATCAACGCCATCAACCAGCACTGGCGCGACGGTTGAATCACCCAACAATAGCCTGAAATCGCAAACCAATATTGCGCGAAACGGAGAGGCAAGACCTGACAACTTCGGTCAGATAAGGGCATTCCCTGACCTGATTCAGGAGTCACTTTTTGAATACATTGACGATCTGAAGTACGTCACTGAGTTCATGAACTTTGGCCTTGGGAAATACACCATTTCATCGGTTCGCTATGCGGAAACTAATCTTGGTTCTCTGCCAGGCGCCACTCATGTCATCTACAATCCAGGTGATGTGATCGGGCAAATCATTGAGCCTTACCAGTTCGACGGGCTTGATGGTCAGGAGGTTCCAGGGCTGAACGAGTCAGAGGACACCCCGATAGAGACAGCGACCACGACATCTGTTACCAGTGGCGATTATGCTGGCGGTCAGTTGTTAATAGTCATACCAAAAAACACTGATTTCGATTACTTCATGGGACTGTCTTTACCGCACTCTGTGTCATTAACAATAAATATCACCTACAACTCCACATCCGGGCCAGTTACTGAAAATATTCAGCTTAGTGGCAACATCATTTCAGCTGAGGAAACTGAGACGGGAGTAATTCCTGATATTCAGTATTTCTATAATTTTACCTTCAATAACCTGACCGGTGCAAATCTTGGCAACCTGACCGGCGCAACCATCAACGACACTTATTTCCAGATTGTGGATAATGAGGCGCTCGTTGTTGGCCCATATGTTGGAGCCGTGGAATCGACGCAGGTATGGGTTCATGTTCAGTCTGAACTTGGGCCTACCAGTGGCACGGCAGATTATCTGATCAAAGTATGGGCGGTTGATGATAATGGGGATGCCATTCCAGGAACCGAGGAGCAGCTCGCAGACAGTATTGACAACCCATTTAATCAGACAACAAAAACCTATTATCGCACGTATAAATTAACTCCTGCTTATGGGCTGGCTAAGTATGCTATCAGCATTGAAAGGACAAACAACTCAAACTCTGGCAACCGCGTAACGTTGCAGGCGGCGCACGCTATCAACATCCGCGAGAATGTGGTTTATCCTGATGACACCCTTGTTAAAGTGACGGTGAAGGCCACGCTTCAGCCAACATCAGTTACTGAGCGCAAATATAATGCGCTGATTACCCGCTGGACTATCGGATATAACAGAACAACCGGGACAGTCGACTATACGTTAACGCCATCAAGAAGTTTTGCAGATTCAGTGCTGCATAACTGGCTTATTACTGCTGGTCAGCCTGAAAGCACCATTGACGTGGGAAGGCTCTATGAAATAGCTGATGCGCTGCCTGACGCACGTCTTGGGTACTTCGATTACACATTTGACGATGAGGATAAATCGATCGGTGAGCGAATTCAGACTATCTGTGATGCAGCGCGTGTAACCGTATTTTGGGATGATGGTGTTTTATCTTTTTCAAGAGATGAGCAAAAATCAACCCCTGAAACTGTGTTTAATACCAGAAACACGCAGGCTGATGGCTATAAAATGTCTTATGACATGACTTTGCCGGGGTCATATGATGGCGTAAGCGTTCAGTACCGCGACCCAAACACCAACAAACAGGCTTACGTTTATTATAAAGTTGGCACTTCTGGTATAGAGCCTGGAGAACCAACTAAGCCGAAAAAATTCGACATGCTATACGTTCGAAATCTGTATCAGGCAACAGACAGAGCCATGCTTGAGTGCAATCGTCTGATGTACTCACGCCGAGGGATGGAGATAAAGGCACTTGCTGATGGTGAGTGGGTGAACGTTGGCGATATGATTTCTGTTGTCGACATTTATGATTCTGTACAGCAGACAGGCGTTATCCGATCAAGGTCTGGAAACGTATTTACCACCAGTGAACAGCTTACGGCGGGAAGTGGCCTATTTGTGGTTATCACTGGCGCCAATGGGAATGTGTCAGAACGCCTGGCTTGCACCGTTACTGGATTGAATACATTCGAGTGCGCATTACCATCTGATTTCGAGTTAAACATTTTTGACGGTGTTAATGTTCAGTCGGAATCAAGATATGCCATCTCTACAGAGATTGAACTTGATTCAACGTTATGGACAGTTAGCCAGAAAACTCCAGGTGCAGATGGCACAGTGTCTCTTACAGTAACTGAGTACAATGACGCCATGTACGCCTACACCAACCCTGTTGCGTGATACAATAGGGCAATTAATGATTATGGAGATTGCAGCTGATGGCTACTACCCCAACTAATAAGCCAATCCCTTCTGAAGACCCGCGCGATCTGAAGTTTAACGCCGGAAAGGTTGATGAAGAGGTTAACGGAGGCGCTGATTACTACACCGACAGATTCGGCGTGCAGAGACTGACAAATACTGGTAGAAATAACCAGTTTCAGGATGCGCAAACTCAAAGGGAGTCTGATTTTCAGCAATTTCTCTTAAACTCTGGTTATCAGTTTTTAGGAGATTATGAAAATGGGCCTTATACAATTGCCGCTCGCAATCAGATTATTCGTTATCAGAATGAGTTCTGGCGTTTAAATGCAGCTACTAATCCACCATATACAACAACTGGTGTTGATAACACCTCTTGGGCGGTAGACGTGACTCATCTTGTAAGCGTTGGCGATGCAAAATTAAGACAGGATTTAAGTTCAACTACTTTGCCTGGTTTATCATTAGTCGGTCTTTCTGGTAATGGTAATTTAAACCATCTGCTAGGCAATCATACCTCTCCTGAGGCGTGGGGAGTGGTGCCAAATTCAGAAGCATCAGCTCATGCAAACTCTAGAAAGATGTTTGACATGTTTGAAAGTTTAAGATCGAAAGGCGGCGGTGTCGTATTCTTTACTCCTGGTAGAACATACTGGATTGACTTTATTCAGTTCGTACCAAGTAACGTTGTTATAATTGGCTACGGCGCTACATTAAAGCAAATAAACCCTTTATCAATGTATGGACGCGGTGGTTTTGTGTTTGGTAGCAGTAGGGAATGGAACTATCAAAAAGCTAAAACGGCATATCTTGCAAACTCCTACCCTGCATCTGTATCTGATTCATCAATGCCTGAGTTGTCTTTAGGTTCATATTTAAGGGATAACCAATCATATTTACAGTGTGAAAGATGTACTGTGTATGGTTTGCGTATGGAAACAAAATTTACAGATTCTACATATTGGGGTGGTTATGCATTTAATACAGTAAACGCGCAACACATCAGATTTTACGATGTTAAAGGAAGTGGTTGGACACAGCTATTCAATTTCGGTAATGATAGTTCCGCATCATCACCATCTTGTGATGATGTATATGCATTCAACTCAACAGTAGAAAGCGCAGATCTTGTTCGTTCTTACTATGCGATTGGTTTTATAGCCAACTCTACAAACTGTGGTTTTGATACAGCGGTTCTTCTAAAACCAATGACAGTTGATAGCATTAATGGGTCTGGTGCAGCAACAAACTACACTGAAAACTGCGTAATCAGAAATATAAACATACCAGATTTAGGGTTAACTTCATCATCTGAAGGTGTTTTATTAAATAACTCCAAAGGTTGTTTAATAGAAAATATTGATATCAGGAATTGTAAAAACGTAGTTAGTACATACTATACCGTCGGTTCATACAATGACACTGCAAAACCTAATATTTTAAGGAATATTAGTGGTCAAGGCGTTAACATTATAGCAATCAGGTCTAAATATGCACACATTGAATCATTTGAAGGAGTAGGTACATACACGAATGAAGTTCAATTTGCAAACAACAATGCATCAGGCAATACCATAAATAAAAAACCAAAATCAATTGGTTTTGGTGGGACTAACTTACAGTCATGGTTTTTAACAAATAATACGGTAAAAGGATGGTCGCGAAAATATTTTTATATTCGGCCATCCGAAATTTTGTTGAACGATAAAGTAGACACTTTTTCATGGAATGAAAATAAACTTGTCGCAACAAAATCAGGAGTAAATCTTTACTTTATGTGGCGAGTTCCTGACGATATCAATGCAATTGATGATATTCGCGCTTTTATTAGATTTAACACTGCCGTAGATCAAGATGCTTCTGTTGCTGGATCTACAGTAGAGGCAAGTTTGATACAAATGGTCGCTTTCGATGGTAACATTGGTGAAACACCATATGTTGCTTTTTCAAACAGCAAGATTGCAACAGCGGGTGTAGAAGACACAACGGTAGTAACGCAAATGGGTAGCAATGTACCAGGTTTGGTTTATATGGATGATACTACACATGGTTTATCCTATAGCTGGTATGTGCTGTTTAAAATGACAAATAATGTCAACAATAACTACATGAAAGAAATCAGAGTAGCGGGGTATAACTAATGACCGGTTCAGAATCAAGAAAAGCACAAGATCTCTTCTTTGGTATTATTGATTATTACGCTAATCTTTCAGGCACAGACATAACTGAAGATCAGTTGAAACAACGCGATGAAATAATAAAAAGTGGATCTATAGAATGTGATGATTCTTTAGATAGTGAAATCTTAGATTTGCAAGATCAATTTCTTGCAAAAAAAGAAAGTAACATCATAAATAAAGATCAAATAGCGATAGTTGAAAAAGCACTATCGCTATTAAAAAAATCTTAATTATCATACTGGTAGTAACGTGCATCTCATTTGATGCACGTTATATTTATTTAAATCACTCAGAATGGGATATCATCATCAAAATCCATCGGCGGTTCGTTTGACGGTGGTTTTGACGTGTTTGATGGTTGCTGAGGTTTACCCCATCCTGATTGCTGATTACTTCCTGACTTTTGCCGCTGCTGTGACTGTTGGTTTCCATTATCACTTGATTTACCACCAATCATTTGCATAACGCCGTTCATAGGCTGCAAGACGATTTCAGTAGTGTATTTTTCAACACCGCTTTGATCTGTCCATTTGCGAGTACGTAATTTTCCTTCTACATACACCTGAGAGCCTTTGCGCAGGTATTCGCCAGCCACCTCTGCCAGCTTTCCGAAGATAACCACGCGATGCCATTCTGTCTGCTCTTTCTTTTCCCCTGTTGCTTTATCGTTCCACTGCTCTGATGTTGCCAGAGACAGATTGCACACAGCGCCGCCAGAAGGCATATATTTAACTTCCGGGTCTTGTCCGAGAGTGCCCAAAATGATTACTTTGTTGATTCCTCGAGATGCCATAATTTACCCTTAAAAGTTTTCGATGTTCTGTTGAGATGTTGATGGCTTCTCTTCGTTTGCAGATGACGTAGGCGCATCTGCTTTCTGGAGTTTTGCCGGGTTGAAATCGTCCTGCGGTGTGATAGTTACCGCTGCTGGCGATTCATCATTAATGAATGACTCAATGCGCTCATACTCTTCTGCTGATGCCTTCAATGTAGGCCAGATTGCGCGAATTTTTGCTTTCACTGAATCAGGCAAGTTAACTGCCTCGGCAGTTAGCGCAGCAACTCCTTTTGACGCCGTCATTTGAAGTTTAGAGCGCCAGTGCTCAAACTCTTCGTCGACCTTGACACCTGAATCCACCCATTTAATTAAACCTCGCCCATGAGCTTCGCCTAAGTATCCTTCGCGTACACTATCACGGCCTGAATCAAAGAAAATTGGGCGCAATTCTTCTGGTAGCTTGGTAAATTCCTGAATTTTTCCATTATCATACATCATCATGCTTACTGTCATTTCAAACATAAAATCTTTTTCGCATACAGCATGCAATCCGAGGGATTCAGGTTTCTTGGGGTTTTTAAAGCTCGTTTTCTCTCTGGCGCGTAAACATACAATGATATGCATATTGCTCTGCAAAAGAGCGCTCATGAATTTTTTATGTTCAGACTTAGCTCGCTTCCAGTCTGCCATTGCCTTACCCTGCAATAGTGGTTGCTCTGCAATATCATTGCATCCTCCTTCACCTTCCCATTCGTGCGATCCTGAATCAATAACCAGAACCTTAACGCCTGCCTCCTGAAATTCCTCGATAGCCTGGCGGTAACGAGCTGGACTAAATGGCGCATAAAGATCAGCGTGCATAAATGGACCGTCAAGCTCTCCAGAATAAAGCCTGCCTCGACCATTTTCAGAGTCAAGAAATCCAATTTCTTCTGGTTTATTAACCATACCTCGCGCCATCTTTAGTGCCGTAAGTGTCTTTCCGCTACCAGACTGCCCTGAAATGCCAATCACTACGCGAGAACCTGAGCGCTCTGCTGGCTTAATGTTTAAAATACCCATCACTTCACCTCATTTACTATAAATTACAGGTTAAATTGCTTTTTGAACCATTCTGGCGTTTCCATTTCGATGACCGGATTACCCATTGAGTAACCGGGCCATGAATTGGCTTTTTTGCATGCCTTATAGATTTCCATAGCGCTGCGCAGTTGAATGCGACCAATGCGTAACTGCTCATCCGTAAGACGAATCAGCGCAGGGATGAATGGCGATTTTTTTTCCTGCACCAGAAGATTTACCGAGCGCGGAGCATGCCCATAAGCCTCTACAAACATGTCGTGCTGCATTGCCATTTTCATAAAGTACCCGAGCCGCGCTGCATGGCGGAAAAACTCATCAGGCTTGGCGCTAACCGCTGTTTTGTAGTCAATAATGTCGCCACCGCGAGTAAGACAGTCAAAGCGTACCTTTGATGGTTCGCCAAGCAACTGACCGAGAATTGACACCTCGGAATAAGCACCAGAAAGCAGGCTGCTGTAATAGCTGTTTGCATGGATTACGGCGCGCATCTGCATGATAGCGTCATAATCAGTTCCTTCAAGCATATGCTTACCAGTAGCGGACTTCTCTGCCTCTTCTCGGATAACATCGTAAATCTGCACTGGCTCGCCAGTGGCCTGAATAATTTTAATCACTTCGGCTTTAGTCTTACCTGAAAGACCTTTGATGCCTCGCTCTTTCGCCCATGAGTTCATGTCAGAAGCAGTTACCAGCACCGTGCAATTGCCATCTTTGTATTTTGGAAAATCTTCGACAACTGGCATGCGGGCATATTCTGCTTCGAAGCGCTCAGGCTCAAGCAGTGCGGTATGGCTACCAGTACCAAATATCAGAGCCTTTGACTGCTCATCTTCTTCTTCTTTGTAGCGCCACGCCGCGGGGCATCTGTCAAGTATATTCCATAATCCAGAACCATTAATATGCTCGGTTTCTGAATGGTAATCCTGATTGCTTAATTCATTGTTGAAATAAACTCTCATCATCACTCTCCGTGGTTACAGAATTCTTTATGCATCTTTTCTCTGAATTTCATCACAGACAACCGCGCTATCTCAATATCACTGAATAACCCAAGATGGTATCTTTTCCCGTTAACATCACAGTAAGCCTGCCACTTTTTAACCTGTTTTTGCCAATACACACCTTTAACTCCTGATGTGTTATTTTTTGGTTTTTTAGCGTTATACTGGTTCTGCATATTTGTTGCGATTCTTAAGTTGCAAATCCTGTTATCGTCACGCACGCCATTAATGTGATCAATTTGACCTTCAGGCCAGAAACCATAATAAATCAACCATGCCAAGCGATGCGCGTAGTATCTTTTATTGTTTATACTTATTTCTATGTATCCGTTATGTTTTTTCCTTCCAGCAACACTACCCTTTCTTACACCTCCACCTGTCTTATTTCTAATGAAAACCCCTGTTTCAGCGTTGTAATTTAAGCTATCCAAAACAACATCACGTGGTATTCTTTTTCTTCCACCTATGGTGTTTGACTCTGCATTTCCCTGAGCAAAATCTTGCTTTTGCAGTTCCGATAAACTCATTTCCGCAAACCTCGCACTTCTTAACGCTGATAGCCATTTATTAACCTCTATTGTAATCATTTACCGTTACATTGCAAGTAACTTTTATTTGTTACTAACAATACATCAATCTACATCATTCAGCAAGCCAAAATAGAAAAGGGTGGCTTTTTTTAGTTCATCAAGACCATAAGCGATGGCGGCATAATGACCAAGTCTGCACATCTCAGTTAACACAGCCGATTGCTCCTTGCTCACTCTGCTTTTGCTTTTATCGCGGCGCTTTGCCTCAATCATTCCGCAGCTGTGATTAGCACCAGGCGTCATTATCACATTGTCGCCTATTCCAGTCTTAACACCCATCTTCTGGCGCTTCAGCACAAACTGCACCATGCTTGATGTGCCAGTTTCGTTGGGTACATGAAACCACAGAACATCAGGGAAACGGTGTTGCATCCATGTGCCGTAACCCATCTGTTCAGTCTCTTCTTTTGGACACTCCCCACGATAACCGCTATCAAATACCCATATGCCGCTATCAAGCTGCTTCACTTTGCTCACCTGTAAAATCTTTTCTGTGGATTATGTCGCGACCTTTATCGTTGATACGATGCGTTATGCGTTTTGGAGCTTTGATCAACCCCGCATACATCATGAATTGCTTGGCGTTCTGACATTTCAGGATTTTCCCCGCCATTGACTTGTCATCAAGGTGAGGAAATACCGCCTTTGCCTTGAACATGTTTTTCATGTGAGTTGCGCCGCCATAAGGGTAGAAAACTTCATTGGCCCACCCTTCTTTCCCATCGCAACGATTAATCCAGTAGCGATACAAAACACCCTCTCCGTCCTTCGTTAACTGAACCTTGAAATCCATAACATCAGCCCACTCGTTGTCGGTATACGCACGCTCATTCAGTGCCGCATTCGGGTCGCGCAAAACGTGATCGCAATGTCGGCAATAGCGCGCCGTAGGGTCATTTTTAGTGCCACAGCCATCATCAAAAATACGGATTCCGTGCTTATCGAAACCGCAACGAATGTAACTGAAAAACTCCTCGCAACGACCATCTGGCGATAGTGCATCTTTGCCAATGCAGCGACGCGCATATGGGCTGTTCATTGTTCCGCACTTAGGACACGGGACTTGTTCGCCACTGCGTTTCGAACGTTGCGCTTCAGCCTCTTCCAGAATCGGGTCTTCATATAGCTGACCAAGCTCAAACATCGTGCCCGAGAAATCAAGAACAAGATGGTCTTCTTTATGATACCCAGCATCAATTTGCTCTTTCTTCAGCAAGCGCATTCCGCGACCAAGAAGCTGGACAAGAAGGGTAAGTGACATTATTTTTCGCAATATAACGCTTGTATCCCAAAGCGGGATATTGACGCCAGTCGTCAAACAACCAATCTGGAAAACATATTTAATCTTGCCAGTGTATGCGTCTTTCAATGCCTTGCGTCTGGCTTTCTGCCCCATATCTTCAGTGACGATCGCATAACTTCCTTCAGGTAAATATTTTGCCGCCTCCTGACAGTGCTTCTTGCCAGCGCATGTAATCAGCACTCCGTTCCTGTTTTTTGTCAGCTCCATAACCTTGAGCATGATTTTCTGCGTGAGTGTCCCTTGCTCAAGGATTTCTTTTTGCATCTGCTTGAGCTGCTCGGAAGTAAAGTCCTGCGTACCATCAATATCTGAACCATGGAAGTTATGCAAGTCATATTTCAAATCATCAACATCATGAAGACCAAAGATTGTTGGCACAACAAAACCGCGATCTACCATGTACTTTGTATCAATGTTTATTATTTCATTTCTCCAGTACGCACCCTTCATTGATTCAGTACCACGGAATGGGCTACCGGTGAATCCAATCGTTATCATTTCATGACCATATCTTGCCTTGCAGCGCCTGTTAAGTTCAGTAAGTATTGCGCCATATTGTGTTGTTGGATTATCACTAATAATATCCTGCCATGGAGCTTGGTGGGACTCATCGATCAGGCAAAATCTTGGGGTAAAATCACTCAATCCACCTTTCTTAACGTCACCATTTGATTCGTCTTTTTTATCAAAAAGTGCGTTCGCGATTGTTCCTTCAGTACCGCATATAATAGGGTATGCTGTACTTTTCCTACCAAGAGAAGCGCTATAAAGAGAATTTTTTACACCGCACTCCCACATCATCTCAGCATTCTGCTCAGCTATCTCGCCCTGTCTTGAAATTACAAGCCCTTCCCAACCCATATCCTGAAATCTACTGCAAAGCATTGAAATCATCACTGTCTTTCCTGATGAAACCGACGCTGTAACATAGCTTGGCTCAGGTTTCTTTCCAAAATTACGAATAACCTCAGCGCACTTTGCGTAAACAAGCCATTGGTAATCATATGGCTCTATGGAACCTAGTTTTATTGATTTCTTTAAGTTATCTATATCAATTTCTGAAATCATCTTGTCTATTTTGTGCATTTCATCACCTATGGCATGTCAGGCCAATAAGAGTTGCTTTTAGATCTGTTTTCACTTGGTGCAAGTAATTGCAAGTTATGCCAGCAGTGAAGGCCACAAACCAATTTGCTATTTATTGGCACTATGTGATCAACTTGCATACCAAGAACGCCAGCCATCTCATAAACCTTTTCAATTAAAAACCTTTCATGTTCAAACCATGATGGTATCGCCCGTCTTTTAAGATACTTATATTTACGCTGATGGTATCTAACAACACCCTTGTTTTTCTGTCTCCACTGTTTTGACTTCTCGTTGTGCTTTCCCTTGTTTTTATCGTAATAACGTTTTGATTTCTCATTCATCTCTGCCTTTTTTAATTTATAAAGATTTTTCCTGAACTCAGCCTGACATTTCTTGCAATCAGGACGTAGCCCATCAAGAGATGATTTGTTTTTATTAAAGTTTTCTTCGTTCGCCTTAAGAACAGATTTACACTTGGAGCAAATCTTCAGTCCATTACCAAGGTATCTTGCTCTCTTCCCTTTGTTACCAGAGCACTTCTTGCATATGGAGCTAAAGCCAAGTTTCATACTTTTATCTGCATAAAAGTATTCGCTTGTAGCTGGAAGAACGGTCCTGCATTTTGAGCACATTTTTTCATTTAAAACTTCAGTTGAAAGCCTGAGATTGCATATCCTGTTGTCAGAGCGATTTTTGTTTATGTGCTCAATTTTCGCATTCCCAATATCATCTCCATTAACATAAATCCATGCGAGTCTTTGCGCCCAATATTGATTGCCATCTATACTAATTCTCAGATAACCACTAACATCAAGACAGCCAGCAATATCTCCAACCTTAGCGCGAGGACCTGTTTTTATCTTACGTGTGAATATCCCAGTATCTTGGTTGTAATCAAGAACCTCCCTTAACCGCTCCTGTGAAATGTGTGGCTTTCTTTTTGTTCCTGCATTTTTTAACCCTACACTTTCCTGAGCAACATTTTGCTTTTGCAGTGCCGATAAACTCATTTCCGCAAACCTCGCACTTCTTAACGGTGATGGCCATTTCTTATCCTCTATTGTAACGATTAATTGTTTCATTGCAAGTAACGATTGATTGTTTCGTGTGAGTAAATTACAATGATTCTACATCACAGTCAACAGGAAGATTTTATGAGATACGACTGGAAAGACATTGAGCCAAAAATGATTGGCAACTGGGAGGCCGCGCTGCTATCAATAGTGAATATTGACAGGAAGGTTTTTAATGGAAAGCATCAGCCATGCCCTCATTGCATGGGTAAGGACAGGTTTAGGTGGGATAACAACTTCGAAACAAAAGGTGACGGCGGCGCCATCTGCAACCAGTGCGGAAACGGGAGCGGCATCACCTGGCTAATGAAGCTGTCAGGAATGACGTTTCCAGAGTCAATGGAGGCACTGGCCGGGTTTCTTAACATGCACCCACGCGAAAAACTTGAGGCTATTAAAAAGCAACTTCCGAA